CAGCAGACGATTCAATGCTTAGTTTTCAAGATAGTGGAAGATCTGACCACAGCATGTTTTCTATTTTTAATCAAAGTAAATTTCTTGAGCCTTACTTAAAGAGACAAGCTGCAGGAGGCGTAATCCCTAACGCCGCAGGAGTAGATACTGTCCCGACTATGCTATCAGGAGGAGAGTTTATAATGAACGCTGCTGCTACCAAGAGGTTAGGAGCTGGAAATTTACAAGCTCTTAATTCAGGGTCTGGTGGAGGTGGAGATAATTCCCAATTAGTAGGAAAGCTAGATGAGCTGATCAGTGCTACTGAAGATGCTACTGGAGGCGAAATTAATATCACTATAAATAGCGAAGGGAAAGAAAACGTCAAGACCTCTGAGGGTGCTTCCGAAGACCAGAAGAGGCTGTCAGAGAGAATTAAAACAGTAGTTAAACAGGTAATCACAGACGAAAAAAGATTGGGAGGCCAACTTAGGAAGTAATGTTTGGAGCAAGATACAATGACGAAGTAAGGGTTTTTATCTCTGGGCAAGAACTGTCTGGGATTGAAAACTTTGACATGTCCTACTCAAGTGCTAAAGGGTTGGTCACCCCACTTGGGACTAGCAAAGGAATGACCACCACTGCTGGGCCTACTCAACAAGAGGTCTCATTCTCTAGATATTTGATTTATAATGATCCCATCCTGAGCTACACAGGGGATGTTAATATGTCTGGCAGTATGCATTACAATGGCAGTGCGTATGGCTTTGAGAGTGGTTACCTTTCTAATTACTCAGTAAATTGCGCTGTTGGTTCTGTGCCAAAAGTGAATGCTCAATTTTTTGTTGTTGATGAACTTAGGAGTGGAGAAAGCGCATCAGGTGTAGTTGCTCACCCTACTATAGACATACCAAGTCAGGGTAGCATCTCTATAACATGTGACAATGTCACAACAAACCGGGTTATAGGTTTTGATTACTCATTAGCTTGTAAAAGAAAAGGAAACTATACTATAGGTCAGGAATCAGCAGTTAGTGTAGATTTTATCCCACCCATACAATACTCAGCTAGTGTTCAAATAGAAGTGGATGATGCTTTCTTGGAGAGTGGATTTAATTTCCTGAACTCTAGGGAGGACAAGACAGTGAGCTTTGACATAGACGGAAGAACCGGGGCTAACATCCAAGCTCTCACGATCCCAAATGCTTCTCTTGTTTCAGAAAACCTAAGTATGTCTGCTGATGGATCTTTACGTTTAAACCTTAGTTATGTCGGTCATGAGTGATTTATTTTATAATAGAGATGAGAATATATCGGGGGTAGCCTTGCAGTCTGCTTTGTCAGGAATCGGCACTCCTAGTTACGGCTCTTCAGTTTCGTTCAACTCTAAACTATTCCAGTACGATACCAAAGACTCTTACACGAACACACTCCCTAACTCGTTGAATAACTTGGAGGCTACTTTTAACCTGAGGTATGAGACAAATGAAACCAATGCTCAAAAAGCTGCCGTCTTTTTTGAGGATAAACATGGTGATCAGATGTTCCCAATATCATTCAATGACACAACTTACAATACGGTCAGTGGAATATGTGACAGTTACTCTATCAACCATGTCAATAATCAGCATTATGAACTGGATGCGTCTATAGTTGTAGACCAGTCCCCAAACCTTTTGAATTGGTCGGGGATGAATTTTATTAATTATACATTAGTGAACTGGGCAACATCAACTTCTTATGACAAGTTCGACATAATCTACAGTGGTGTCAATACAAACAAATTAAATAACTTCTATTACTGCACCGAAGACCACACTTCGTCATCTACTAGTGCGGATGGACCTACAGGTTCTTCTAGCAAGTGGAGCCAAGAGTTTTTCTTTGAGCCTGATGTTGGCTTTAACAACTCTGTTATTTTTAAGAACGAGCAGCTGGAATTCAAAAACTCCTTTAGACAAAGAGTGAAGTCTAATGACAACAATGCAACTTTCCCAGTAGACTACTCCTTCAAAAACATATCGAACAAACAACTAAAGGCTATGGTCCACTTCTTAGAAATGAAAGGTGGTTATAGAAACTTTAGACATCAAATACCTTCTGTTTATAATAGGCCAAAGGTTTTTTACTCCCCTTCTTGGACTCACACTTGGAACTATTTCAACTCAAACGATTTACAAGTAAGCCTAGTAGAAGACGTTCTAGGCATAATCCCAACAGACACTTAATATGGCTAGAGATATATTAAAAAGTAATAACTCTCTTGTGATTGCTGGGCAAAGACCAGCTTTCACCACTGACGATAGAACTGGCTCAAGCATGAGCGGAGCTTATATGAGCGCCGTCCAAAGCGTCTCTGTGGGTTTCTCCCAAGACAGGCAAAAATCTAAACAGATTGGATCTCAAAACTTAGCTGTCAACGATATCACTAGGATGCCCGATGTAGATCTGAGCATCGACTATTACTACACCCCTGCAATGCTTAATGAGAGTTTACTAGGGTTGTCCGAATCAAACCCGTCTTATGTCGGGACTGGTTTTTTTGAGGGGTACACAAATCAAGATCAAAATTTCTACATAGTAAATCATCAAGACCAAGGGTCTGACATGATCAATAACGGCGACTCTGAGGTCGCAAACCTTACAACAGGTGCTGAGGTTCTTTCTGTTGGAAACGCATTCTTAACAAGTTACTCTTTGGGTTTTTCTGTAGGGTCTCTACCCGTGGTTTCTACCTCTTACAAGTGTTCAAATATGACTGTGGAGAATGGTTACTTTGACAACGTTGAAAACCCCGCTATTAACCTACAGTCGGGGAACAATACTAATGTAGGTTCGGTTTCTTTGGAAGACGCTAAAGTTCTTGGTTTTGATTACTATAGTAACATAAATAGATTTGATCCTCCTCTATGTGGGCCAGACCATGTTGAGCTAACTCTACAGAACTTAGAGGTTGGGGGTGCGCCTATAAGTGGTGATGCTCATATACAATCTTTTGCCTTTGACATCCCTATTCAAAGGACAGACCTTCATGGACTGGGTAGTAACTATGTGTATGGAAGAAAAATACAATACCCTATAACAGCATCTGTGAATATGGAACTTTTGGTTTCTGGTTTTGCCACTGGTGAATTGGCGGCACTGATGAACACAGAATCAAGTTATGATTTTGACGTAAAGATACAAGATAGAAGCGGGGAGTATCAGAATACATTCTCTTTTGATTCTCTAAGATTGGAAAGTTCTGCCTACTCTATGGATGTTAACGACAACATGAATTACTCACTCAGCTTCAGTTTTGAAATAGAAAATCAATAAAATGGGTTTAAAAATAAAAAACAGCAAGAACATTGTTACTGACGGATTAGTTCTAAACTTAGATGCTTCCGATAGCATATCAAATCCCGGAAGTGGATCAACTTGGTATGATAGAAGTGGCAATGACTACAACAGTACATTAATTAATGGGCCAGTTTTTAGTTCTGCAAATAGAGGTGCGATTGTATTTGATGGTTCTAATGACAGAGCTACGTTTACTACTCCTATAGGAGCTTCATCATCTCAGACTTATGAAATATGGACAAATATAATTGCATCGAGTGGTGCAGCAGGGGGATTTGCATATCTTCTGCATAATAATTCTAGTAGTAATTCCACAGGCAATTCTTATTTGCATATTGGTGTATCAAACAATGGGAAATATACAGCAGCGTTGAATGGTCAATATGTCAATATGAATACTGGAGTCGTAGCTAGTAATTCAAACATAGTGCAGATTATACTTACGTGGGACGGTGCAACTCAAAAAAATTATATTAATGCTGTATTGAAGAATGCAGAATCTTTAAGTGGTAGTGTACAGAATTTTTCTACTACTACCGGCATGGGAGATGCTGTCTCAGCAAATGCGAACGGCTATAGAGAAGTTCAAGGTAGAGTCTATTCGGTTAAAATCTATAACAAAGCTTTGACACAAGACGAAATATCTCAGAACTACAATGCCACCAAATCTAGATTCGGTCTCTAATCGTAATCAACCTTAACATTCTTACTCTCGTAAGTTTTTAGTTCTGCAACGTGGCGCTGACCATTTCTTTTTGCAGCGTAATCGTCAAAGTATTTTTTCTTTACAGGGTCTTCTCCTCCAGCTTTTTCAGCCCTGCGTTGACTCATCTCTTCTGAGTAGTCTAACATATTACCCACAGTGCCTTTCTTTGCTCCTGTGCTGTCCCTGAATTGACTTTGGCTAAAAGGGTCTATGTTTGAGTCGATTGATGCGTGAGGGACACTGAACACCCTTTTCCACTCAAGGCCGAACTCGTCGATATAGATATGCTCATCGTTCATTGACTGGAGAACATCTTTCTCCTCTCCTGTATCTGGGTGACGGTAAGTGTACAGAGGCATATGTTATTATAAATAAAAACGGGGGCGTTTCCACCCCCGCTGTTTAATTGACCTTAATCTTAGAAGGTTTAACCACCCCTTTTTTAGGCAACTCTACAAGTAGCAACCCTTTTTCCATCTTACAAGATATGTTTTCTGTATAAACTTTTTTCATTAATTTCACAGAGAATTTCTTCTTTGAATCCTTAGGCTTGGTCTCAATGTTGAGCAGATCATCTGTTACTTCCACTTCGACATCATCTTTAGAGAAACCGGGAAGCTCAACCTTCAGTTGGTAAAAGTCCCCTTTATCTCTGATAGTGCTATATGGTCTAACTGAATAATCTTCGAATATATTGTCAAATAATGTATTAATCATACTCCACTATTAACATAACATGTGCCACCCTAAAAATCGTTGGAGATACGGGACATAATGACATCCACAGTGTTAGAATAAGTCAACTTGTCTGCCAACTTTTGTCCCTCTGTGTTAGTATGTCCCACTTTTTCCTCAGACTCTTCCATGGCTGCCAACACCTGATCCTCGTCCCAAGAGTAAAAAGTTCCTTGGTTAAAGGGCGAACCCTTCTTAAAGAATACATTGTCAGCACAATCTACCTCTCCATTCGGTTCTATCAGGATAGAGTTTTCTTTTGTAGCCCAATCCTTGTGAGATGTGGCGTTCAAAACAATACTCCATTTCCCTAAACAAGTTGCATTGAATGCAGGAAGGTTCCAACCTTCTGCTCCAGAAAGACCTGTTAAATCAACATCTATTGCATTTAGAAACTCATTCACTTCTGAATTTTTCTCTAAATGAGGAAGGAAGTTAATGTTTGTATATCTTTTACCACCGAGAACAGCGTTCAAGGTTTTTTGCATGTCCTCCGGTTTGTAGAACGGATTGTTTACTAAACAAGATAACTGGTACTTAGGGTTATTCCCATATTTCTTTAGCCAAGTTCTAATAATAGCAGCTGTATGCTTCCTATGCTCAAACTTGCCCATCAAACCAAAGTGAATAACATCACTCAGGTATTCTTTTTTTGTTTCTTTGAAGTCTTTGTCG